GGTGGTATCCGCATCGGCTGCGGCATCGGCTACGACATGTTCTATGCCGATCTCACCTACGACATCGGTCTTGCCAACATCTGCCATGACAGTTTCGACAAATCCCACAATGGAGCCCTCCAGCTCAATTTCGGTGTTAACTTTTAAAGGTAAAAAGGTAAAAAGAGCCTAGCTTAACATTCCGCTAGGCTCTTTTTACCTTTTTACTTTTTTACCTTTTTACCTTTCAATGAGTTCCCAATATCGATGGGCAAGGTCATGGATGAACTTTCGTCCTCGCTCGGTCCATACGAGATAAGTATGTGTGTAGGCTCTGCCCATCTTCTCCTGTCTGCCATCGTTCTTCGGGTCAAGGAAGGCGCTGTAGCGGGTACGGCTCTTGGCTAAACCCATGTGGGCGTAATCGGCATAGAGGAGATACTGACCGCTTTGGTAGTACTGGATATGCAGAGCACAGAGCGAGCGGTTCAGTTCCTGCGCTGTGATACCGAGTTCCTTCGCAATCTGCGTCGTTGTGAAGCAAGAAACAGAATCGAGCACATTATCGCTATAGAGCGCCTTTGGCAGAAGATTACCCACCTGATTCTCCAACTGGATGATGTTATCACCATTCTTAGCGATGCGAAGCACCTGTTCATCCACAACTCCATTCAGACGTCGGATTTCCGTATCCTGTTCGCCGATAAGCTTCTTCTGCTGCTCAATCTGCAGTCGCTGTTTCTTCAGCAGATTCTCCTTCTCCTTGAGTGTAGCACGAAGGATTTCTTCCGCATGTCGGATTGTCTCCTCATCACTCTCGCCCTGCTGTACCGGGATATAACCACCCGTCTTGCGAATCTGTGGCAGCACATCAGCCGTAACCCAGTTCTTGAACTTCACGGCAGTAGAAAGCTTAGAGCCGAGCACCAAAGCATAGAATCCGCTCTCCGAAACGTAAATCATCTGCTGGAAACGTTTCGCATCAGTTCCATCCTTCTTGATACCTGTCAATACCCATGTACCGCGTTTTGCGGTATCAAGTGGGTTAACTAACTGTTTTACTGCATCATAAGATTTCTTATAACCCAGCACATCACAGAGATCCTTTGCACAAAACTTCGGTTCTCCATTTTCATCGGTCAAGGTACGAATCTTACCGAATTCAGGGTTTTCAAACACGACAGCAACTGCTGCCTTCTTATCCATTTCTACTTTATTTGTATTTACAGACTTTACCATAATAATTTGTTTTTAAAATAATCACTAATAAATAATCACTACATCACCGTAATCCAAACGCTCTCCTCTCGTTCCCTCGCTGCGGTAATGGCATTCATAAGCCGATGCAGCCAGATGCGGGAATTGAAGACGGCACCCTGTAATTTATTTTCACCTACCAGAATACAGCCCTGCGTATCATCGGGATAATTACCGGCATGGATGCGGATGCCCTCAAAATCAGGAACACCCTGCACCAGCGGAAGCCACTTCTTAAACCTTGGCGATTTCGAGATAACTACAGGATACGAGCCTTCCGGTATCGCCGTATGCCCCGGTATCTTGCGGGCTTTCTTACCCGATACCCTACTGTAACGTCCATCCTCCTCTTCCGGTTTCAGTTCGATACCCAGGAGGTTTCTCCACGTAGGCTCCAAGGTATCACAGAAGTAATGTTCCTTGTCCAACTTCGCCTTATCGAAGCTATGTTCAAAGATACGCTTGTCGCCTATTTTTACCCCCGAACGCCAAGTACGTTTCACATCCTTATCGCTCAGGATATAAAGATGACCTATCGTATAAGTCTTCTTCTTTGCTATTCTTTTTACTACTATTTCCATACGCTATGAATTCTCCTTTCGGAATTTAAGTTTAATAAAAACTGAGTTACTGAGTTTCTGAGTCACTGAGTCAGGATCCTTATATCTGATATAGGAACGGCCTCTCCAGTTTCTCAGCATCTTATTAGTACCCCTGGTATCCATTCCATGTGCTACTCGCAAATCCATCACCTGCTGGTAAGTAAACTCATCCGGCAACTGCATCAGCATGTTGGATGGTCCTCGCTTGCTCGACTTCTCGCCTGTATCATTCGCCCTTTTGATGGCATCACCGAAGAAACGCATCTTGCAGTAGAGGTCGTAACGCTCGCTCCAACGGATGAACTCGTCAATCTCCGGCTCCCATTTGCAACCGTTCGCCACATACAGCACACATGCCTTCAGATAGGCGATAACGTTGGCACGGAAGGAAAGGTTCTCATAAACCCTGTCCTGCGACAATCGGGAAAACTCAGCATTCTCATCCTTCAGTTTGAGAGCAAGCTGGAATGCCTCAGGACAGTCAATCAGTCCCCTGGCATTGTTCAGATTCTCGATATAAGGCTTCAGCGCCTCACGGTAGGCATCATCGTAATCGCCGTAAACAGGCATATCGTCACCGATTTCACGCTCCGGAATGGTACAGAAATTGATACGGCTTATCGGACCGTCTGTCAAAACTTTTGAGAAGTAACGCTGTCCTTTCTGAATGGTGGTAGAAGCATTCCAGTTGAACCTTATCGTTACCCTTTCTGTCACACTTTGAACGCCAACGCGCTGTTGACCAAAGAGGTTGAAAGGGTCAAAGGCGAGGCACATGATGCGGAACTGCTGGTTGCCGCTACCTCGGAGTGCATCAAACTGATCCAGCTCGTTAAGCGAAGTATAGAGGAAACGTCCTTGCGCCTCAGCAGTTCGCATCACGAATGCCGGACTGGTCATATCTGCATCAATCTCCTGGATAACAAGATTATCCGGTCGTTTGCGCTTATCCTTATTGGCACCCTTGCGCGTCACCTCCTCCTTCCATTCCTTCTCACGTTTCAGATTCTCCGCATCCCGCTTTCTGATATCCTCCATGATATACTTAATCGGCTTATCTACAGACGATTTACCTGCGCCCGTACCGGCCAGCAAGCACGTAGACAACGTAGCCTCATGCACTACATTATCAATATATCGGAAGCTCGTCTGCCAGAGATGAGTAGCCAACGGAGGAAAGATAGCGTGCGCCACTGCCGGCTTATAAACCTCCGGTGTCCGAGATATCAGCAGTTCCACCAGTTTCGGCAGTTTTTCCGGCATCGCTGGCGGGTCAGGATAATCCTCCTCGCTACTTTGAACTTGGAAATTTGAACTTTGAACTGTATGATTACCATCAGCTCTTTCAACTTTTAACTGTAAACTATTAACTTGCCGGCTGGCCTGTTCGGCAGTAGCATTGATGCGGATAACATCACGTGAGAAAGGTTTCGAACTGTCACCATATTTCGCATAGAAATCATGGATAAGTTGGTGGCAATCCGGCTCCTGATAATAGCTCGGCATTTTCTCAGCCACCACCTTCATCAGTTCCTCCTCGCTCATCACCCTCGAAGCGCCGGCACTCATGATGGCCAGCAGGGAGGAATGTCTTGACCCGACGGTATCAATCGCCATTCCCTTCAGTCCCGCTGATTCTTGAAACAGATCAAAGGCTATCAGATTCTTCTCGCTGGCCTCTCCCAGTTCACCAGTGCCATAATTGCCCGAAAGTCTATTGTTTTGAACATTGTCATTACTATTGCTATTAACTGTAAACTGTAAACTATTAACTTTTGCATTCCCCCTTCCGTCCACGGTAAGCCCACGATTAAGGAACGCTTGTCTTCGAGCCTGTATCTCGCTCTCCGGAAGCACTGCGCACCACATTTTAGACCGGTAGATTTCCGAGTCCTTATCCGTCAGAAAAATCATCCTTTCAGGTGTGATGCAGCTCTCATCATAAGGCACGCCCAGTGCCTCACAATACGCCTTCTGCGTTTCCTCGATGGTCATCCCCACCGGCATTCTAATCCCGATATGCAGCTTCTTTCTTGCGCTATAGCAGAGATGCAGCAACGAGCCGTTCCATATCCCCGAAGAGCAGTTCAGCTCGCGCGCCTTCTCAATCGCCTTCTCCACATACTCCTTATCATCCACATCGATAATCGTCTGGAAGAGAAAGCTTTCCGGCATCGCATTCTCCTGTCTGCGAACATTATTCTTGAACATGCCGTAGTGCGGACAGAAGAAAGGCAGCTCGCTCTTCAGCCTCTCCTGCGCCTTCTTCACCGCCTGCGCATCGCTCAAATCCACTCCATCAATCGGCAATTCACCCCGAATCTGCTGAATCATCTTCTTGATTTCCTCCGACCCGATGACCTTATCATAAGTATCGATATTGTAAGAAAAAACCTTCCCTTTATTTCCCTTGCGATAAGGATTAATTGCCACTACATGTACTATCTCCATTTTACCTCCATCTTTTTATTAATCGAACACTTCGCTGTTAATCATGATATACCCTGAGCCATAACTTACATTGATAGGCAGAATCAGCGAGTTATCCGAAATCTCCTGGACCCCGTTCGCCTCGAAAAGCGAAGCATTCTCGGCATCATTCAGTCTGCTCTTGACGAAGCCTATTACCCATTTTGACGCAATCTTCTCGGCAGCATCATGCCTGTCAACCAAGTCCTTCACCAGTTGTTCATCGCAGAAGTTGATATCCGCATTTACGTTCTCAGCCTCCGCTTCTTCCTTCCCCATTTCCTGGTTCTCGAAGAAGAGGTTATACTTGATCTTCATATTCTTCATCATCACGATGTTCAGATTTTTCAGTTCCCCCTCCGAGTCAGCAATCGTCTCATAGAGTTTCTGTACCGACTTCTTGAAGATGTTCTTCACGTCCATCAGACAGTAATAGATTTTACCTCCAATCACCACCACCCTCAGTTTTCCGTACTGCGGATGAGTAAAATAAAAAGGTTTCATTGCTTTCATTTTCAATATTCCTTTTTTAAAAGTTGGGCGCTCCCACAACGGTTGATGTGCCTATACACAAAAGCCCCCGAAACCCAGACCATATCGGTTCTGAATTCCGGGGGCAAAGGTAGGAAGAATGTTCATTTACGTCATTTCCGCTGAATACGCGAAATAGCATTTGACGGAAAAAGAAAAAGGGACAAACCTTTCGGAATGCCCCTTTTAACAGGTACTTTCAATAGCTAAACTTTTTTCTTTACGCCAAATAACACCCGTTATTCTGCGTAAGAATCAGACTCGGGTAGCGACATCATATAATCGTCTACTTTCGCCTCAACATCGTAATCAATATTCCCCTGAGAGATTTTCTTTCTGATATAATCAGCATAAGACTTACGGGTAACGCCCAATTGAAGATGACAATCCTCATTCAGAAACCGGGCTACAGAAGAGCCATTCGGCACCCCAGGTCGAATATAACCCTCTTTCTTCCAGAGCTGATAAAAAGCTACCACACTCTTGTTGAGCAGACCGGTACTGGTAGAAAGTTGTTCCCCAGAAAGGTGATGCACTTTAAGATAATTCACGAAAATGCCAGCCAGCCTTGCCGTCAGCTTTAAATCTTTTTTACCACTCTTATCCAGAAAGAGCGCATCTGGAGTTCTACCTGCAGAGGCAGAAGAAGAGACAACCGAGGAGTCAGAATCAGCAGAAGCAGAACATTTCTCCGTATCATCCACCGGTTCGGCATCCACCGATTCAGCATCTTCATCATTTAAGAAATCTGCCATAATCTGCTGGAGGGCCTCAGCCGTGACATCCCCTCCAATATTTATTTCCTTATGATGGTCGTTGTGTGTGGCACCACCCGCATAATATACATTCATTTTTTATCGTTTTTAGAATCCAACATTTCTTTATTTGATGCATCATTGCCACGACCCACAAAGACCTGACGGCTATAATCTTCATGATTCGCACCTTTAGCATAATAAGTTCCACAATTGATAACAGAAGGTTCAGGTTCTGATTGCTGAATAATCTTCTCAGACAGTTCAGCCTGAATCTTAGTCCATGCAGGGTCGTTTGCCAAGATACAGCAAAGATTACCGAAGATGGTTAATGCCATAGAAGGATGGATACGCAGCAACTGCTCCTCTATCACCTCAACCGGCACGCGCGACTCTACAGCCTCAGCAAATTGCTTCGTAGCCTTCTCCATTTCGGAAGACAACTTCTCCACAGAATCCTGCAACCGGTTAGCCTTCTCATTCAGTTCATCATAACTCATGAATCTGTTTTTCATCATCTCTTCAAAATCAGATCCGAAGATGATATTACACAGCTCATCCAAATCATCCTTCTGCGGTGTAGTCTTCATGATATCTTCCAATCTCGCCATGTGCTTCGCCAGTTTCTCTTTTTTCTTGGAAGTATCAAAGAATTCATCCCTTCGCATCAGAACCACCTTATGGAATATGTGTACATAGGAATGGCAAGACGGTGAAATAGCCACATTGTTGATAATCTGCAAGAAGCCTTTGAAATTAGACCCTACGATTCTCCTCACCATAAAAGAATACACATGTGTCAAGTAGCACCAGTTTTTATCCAGCTGTTTCTCCAGGAAAGCCTTACGATTATTCGGTAAATCCGTATGCTCTATCATCAAATATGCAGACATAATACACAGCAATTCTCCACGCATACTATCCCCACTAACTTCCAGTTTCTCAATCTCTTCATTAATCTCATCCTCTGGCCATTGCTGGATATACGGACGATAAGACTGCGCCATAATGCTGTGCAACAAACGAAAGAATTCATATGAACCCTTCCCCTTGTAATACGCAGAATTCAGTACATCCAATATATTGCGCTCGCCTACAAGTTTATCTAGCCCATCGTAGGAATACATCCAATGGGATACCGGAGAAAGTACATCATCCCTATCGACCTCCTCGGAATAGTTTCCCGACAGGAGCCGCCTATAAATAGGTGTCATCGCTTGATGAAAGATTGTCTTCCAGTTCTGGTCATGGAAACAGCAGTTCCAGTCTTCTGCCTTCTTACGAAGATTCCAGCCTACTGGCGCTTCTTCGCCATCAAAGATTTGCGTTAAAGGTCTTACGAATTGTTCTTCTATTATATTTTTTATCATTTTAATTATATGATTTTTAGGCACGAAAAAGCCCCACCAGGTTTAGAGCGCTCAGTCTCATCACCTGGTGGGGCCTTCCGTTCATTGTTATTGTGGCACAAAAGTAATGATTTTATTTTAATTCTCCAAAAAATATTTCACTTTTTTTATTTTCACCTCATTTTCTTCGTATCTCTATTATTTGATACCTACAAATTGGCTCAATGAGATAATCAAAATCGCAGAAAAATGCTTGCCATCGTCGGTTACACAATAGATATCAAAGATGCAGCCACGGAGATCATTAGTATCTCCAAGCTGTTCCTTATCCTTGAATGTAACGTCCTTGATTTGAAATTCGCCATCAAACAAGTCGTTCAAAAAATTAATCAGCAAGTCCTTGCTGAACTCTTGACCGAAGAGACGCTTGAAGCCCCAATCGGTAAAGGGGTTGATATATCTACCCATAATTTATCGTTTTGATTCTACAAACCTGCTGCAAAGATAAACTTAAATTTTGAAACAAGCAAGAAAAAGGGAGAAAGTTTTGAAAAAATATGGTGGGGTATATTAAATTTCCCCCAAGTTGGGGGAAAATTACAACCATAACAAAATCCTTTTCTATTTCCGTTCTCCATAAGAAAAGCAAGGCTGCAAGTTTTTCTGCTCCTGTTCGCCCCCCTTTGGGGACGATTGGAGAGAGTATTGCAGCTATCCGCAGGTTCCATTCCCTTCGGTCATTCCACCAGCGGTTATTGAAAGTTGGCCCCCTTCGGGGACCGGAGGTTACTTGCGAAACTTGATTTTTTTATACGATATTTGCATCTAGAAAAATCTTTTCATCACCCTTATATGATGATATAATGCGTAATGGAATAGCTGTATAAATAAAACAACATCCCCCAGCCTACTTTCTCAAGCGGGCTGGGGGGTATCTGGTGCAGCTGGAAGTTCTAAGGTCGAAATAACGCTGTAATTACCTTAAATTATTCTAAAATACAAAATTATAGAACCAAAAACTATCGATTTTCAAAATTTATATCTATCTTTGCACTTAGAAATTAAAATCGGAAAATCATGAGAATTATTTCGCATAGAAAACTAAAAGAGTTTTATGAATCCCCAGGACGAGAAGACTCTAAAGTTGCCCTTGAAAGGTGGTACCAAATAGCAGAAGATGCAGAATGGCATAACTTTTCAGATATTAGAGCAGACTTCCCTGATGCCGATTACGTAGGTAATCAACATTACGTATTCAACATCCGAGGAAACAACTATAGATTAGTAGTTGTCATAAAATTCACTATAGGCCGACTTTTTATAAGATTTGTCGGAACACATGGTGAATACGACAAAATTGACTGTACCAACATTTAACATTAAGAATTATGGAAAAAATAACAAAAGAACAATATGAGTTTGCACTCAACAGAATAGAAGAGCTTTTACCATTGGTAACGGATGAAACTCCTGCTAATGATAAAAATGCCATTGAACTGACATTAATGTCAGATATTGTAGAATCATACGAAAAGAGACATTTTCCTATAGGAAAGCCTTCTGTATCCGAACTCATTGAACTTTCACTGAGTGAAAAAGAAATGACCCAAAAGCAATTAGCAACAGAAATCGGAATAAGCCCTTCCCGAATTAACGATTATATTACAGGGCGTTCGGAACCGACATTAAAAATTGCAAGATTGCTTTGCAAGGTACTTAACATTACTCCTGCAGCTATGTTGCAATACTAAGCAAATTGTTTTTAGCTTAAAAGAAGCCCCCAGCCTACTTTCTCAAGCGGGCTGGGGGCTTATACTTTCCTGGGATTTTGCCTTACAGCAGATTCCGGGAAAGTATTTATAATGCTATAAAAAACAGCGCTCCGCTTCACAGCGTCGGGCTGACGATTCATAAATAAAAGTAAAAGTTCTAGGGGGCTCACGCCCGCTGAAACAATTTAAACTATATATTTTTTATACGATATTATATTGTTGCGGCAAAGGCGCCCCGGCGGGCGACATAAATTCCGCCGAGGCGCAGCATACGCGTGCGCAAACACATGTAATCTTCTTCCGATCTTACCCCGAGGGCGAATCTGGTGCCCTCGGGATGTGCATTTATTACGTTGCTAAGTTATTTTTCCTTTGCGGTAATCCCCCTATCCCATCGATATGCCGGCTAATGCCTGGGTGTTGGGGATAACATATCCCCAAAGCATAAAGAGGTTAGGACATTTTTTGACGGCGGAGTACAAATCCGCCGGGACGCCTAACGGAGGAAAGGGCATATCCGGCGCAGCGGATTACTTTACTCGGGTAAGCTGCGAAGGAAGCCATGAGATTTGAGCAGCGCCACCACCTTTATGACCACTTTCTGTCTTACGTGATGGAGAAAGAAATTCCTGATTTCCTTCTATGGTATGAGGATCTTGTAGATGCGTGCTATTCACATAACCGCAGCCACCACCGCCAGAACAATCTGAGCGCTGATTATATGCTTGGTAGGCCAAACCACCCCATAATCCTCCTCCGCCTCCGCCATTACCGCGAGTACCAGAATAGGTATCACTATAGGAACTTCGACCATCCTGCCCACGACCAAAAAGCGCATTATAATGATTTTCCTCAGAAACAGGTTTTCCTCCCATGTTTACACCATTCGGGTTTCCATCTTCGCCGAAAGGCACAAAAGGAGCATATACTCCTGCTCCTATTTTACCGCCACCAAATGAATAAATAGGTAACGATAAATCATAATCAGCGTATGCGGTTGCGCCTCCTTGTCCGCCAGCAACCAAAAGAACATCACCTTGATAGGTCTTTTCAAATACCGTAAGAAGTCCGCTTTTGAAAGCGATATGTGTAGCTCCTCCACCGCCATTTCCACCTCCACATTGGTTATAGACGTACCAATATCTTCCTGAATAGCCATTTCCAGCATTTCCTCCTCCATTATATCCACCTTTACCTCCCACATGGAAGTCATTTGGATTAGAGTTATAACCTCCTCGAACACCTTCTCCTCCTGCACAGACATAAAGGATCTTATTCTTAACTGTTGCCACATAATTGCCATAACTATAGCCTCCTCCATAAGTGGTTTGGTCGGCACCCCAGCTAGCTGCTCCCCAACATTCTAACTTATATTGGGTAATTTCAGGAATAGAGAACTCGTCTATTTGTCCTTGATCATATTTATTATTGGTGTAAAGACGAGCGAGGCGATAGAATTCACGATTATAGTCTGGACTAAATTCTTTTTCTACTACAGATTGATTAACAGCAGGAGACAAGCTAAAATCCTTTCCCGTCAATTTTCCCCAACCAGTTGGAATTTCACTTTCCGTTTGATTTGATGCTTTATACGTCAAAGATTGACCAATAGGAATAATCTGGAGATATTTCTTACCAGCATCATCAGCTTTATATGGCTTATTCACTTCAAATTGGTCGGAAGCCATTAATTCTATATCAAAATCATGGTAATCGCCAGCAGTCGGTTTTTCACCTTCACCATAGTAATACTTATAGGTATCTTTAGTAAATTGGCGAGTTTCAACTACTGTCTTGCTCTTCAAATTGATCACAGCAAGCCCTACCTGATGCTCCATATTGAAAACAATAGAGCCGGCTTCTGGACCAACTGTTCCCGTTGCCACCTGGAAATCCTGGGCTAAGAGGGTTTCTTTATTTGATTGATCCGCTACTACATTATTATCATCTGCCAACGAAGAAATCTTTGTTTTGAAGAAATCTGTGGCAGTTGCGGCGGTTCCTTCTCCCTTTGTCATCGATGCACTATATGGATAGTAGGCGAAATACCTGTTATCAGGCGAGAACGAGAAATTCTTGTTGTCTTTCGTCTTCCACGTAAATGAATTTTCCTCTCCTTTCGTTTTTGTAAGCTGCACATTTTCAGCAACTATCTGATTGAATTTATTTACTACATAAAGACCTACTACGTCGTTCTCTCCGAATGATATCTTTGGAAAGGAATAAGCTGTCCATGTATCAGGATATACTATCTTCGCATCATCCAACATATTAATAGAGTTGGAAGAAAGCTTATAGATGATGGATTTACCAGCCTCCCATACCTGACCCTTGAGTGGCACTTTCCATTCCTGAGTTGTTCCATTCATATCCAATTTGAAGCACAACTTAGCACCCTCAGGCAAAGTCTGAGGAATCATCATCAAAGTTTGATTGTCTGATGTAAGCGCCTGGTCTTTCTCACCGACAACAATATTCGCATTTGATAAATCAAAGGTGTATTCACCTGTTCCATTCTCCATTGTCCAAGCAGCTGTTGGTACATTAGCAGTTGCCGAAACAGAAAGATTACAGTTGCCTTTGTTAGGAATACCTTTCAGAGTTACGCTTGTCATTTTTCCACCCTTACCTACAACATCTGCCAAATCCTTATCGATAGCGAAAGATACGGCTGTAAGAGCATGATAGAAATCCAATTGTACAGCATCATCTGCATCTGAAAGCTGACGAGAACCGGTATTGGTTGCAACTATCAAGTCTGGCTGATTGATGATATCATCTGCTGTAGTTGATGCAGTATAGGTAATTTGTGTCTGAACATTATCCTTATCAACACCATAGGTCAACATGCTCTTATCTGCAGAGCTATGAGGAGCGTATGCATGAAAAGACACGGTGGAACCTATCGGCCACCTTGCATTACTGTTGTTTGTGAATCCCCAGAATTCACCATCTGTTTTCTCGGCTTCTGCATTAACCAATAACAGAACATTATTTTCTCCTTCCTTATAAATAGCAGTTACGCCAAAGCTACCATAATCACCTATTTTTGTACTCATTGTTCCACGCGTCTGCGCTACCCTTTCGTGCTCTACATCTTCCAGGGGTGCGCCGGAACGGGTGATGGGTTTTCCTTCCTTGCTCCAGATATGGATGCCATCCTGCACTACGGGATGGAGATAGAGGGGTTTGCCGAAAGGAGTTGACACGACGATGGGACCCTTCTCGGTGGCAGCAGCTATGGCAGCACGGGAAGAGGAAGCGGGAGACATGGATTTCCAGCTGTTGTCGAGCGTTGCATGAAACGTGATTTTATCTTTTGATAGATTGGCTTGCTGCAGTGATTCGCTTTCTGAACATGACGTAAAGGATGCGAGTACACTGAGTGCCAATAAACTGCTTTTATAAGTTTTCTTCATCATAATGGTTTCTTTCTATTGTTTTACGCCAATGGGGGTTAAAGGAATTGGAGAATTCCGAGGCTCCATAAGAGGGGGAAATTCTCCAATTCGATTGTGAATATGATATATAATAATTACTTCTTCTTGGCAGATGTAGTAACTTTGCCAGTGGTACCGTCGATTGTAAACTGATGCTTGTTAGTGTTCCAATCATCAACGGTTACCTTGAATGCGATTAACTCACCAAAGATATTCTCACCCTTATCAGGATTGCCATCAATACCTGGTTTTACAAGAGGTTTATTTTCATTCTCTTCAGGTTTTTCAGGGTCTACCTTACCACAACCCTTAGACAAGTCAAGGGTATAGATATACTTATTGCCCTTCAACCATGTTGCCTGATTTTCTCCCTTAGTCTCAACAGGGAAGGCAATAGCAGCCCAACCGCATTCAGAAGCAGCACCTGCTCCTGCAGGATACATGTATTTACCTGTTACTTTATTTTTTACATTAAGCAAGAGAGAAATATAAGCACCCTTATCAAAGTTTTCACCACTGGTTTCCTTTGTACCACCCCATGGTGTAAATGACTGAGGAATAAGCATTGCGCCACAATCTTGTGCCGGTGCAACAGCTAACTTATCTGTCAAGTCAACAACATTCTCACTAGCATTAACAGTAATAGCGTCGGTAAACTTAACCTCATAAGTAGTCTTTTCACCAAAATTAGACCATCCATTGGTGAGTGAATAATTTCCACTTCCAGCTACATAAGCGATACGGAAACCTCTGATGGTATATTCGAGGCTAGAATTCTGGTTCTTAACAGCAATTTTAATCTGAGAGAGCACATGTGAAAGGTTTAAATTAACACTTGCAACATTATTAGCATCACTCTCGGTACCTGTAGCTGTACCAATAATCAAATCTTTCTGATCCTTAATAGTTGAAGCAGGTGTAACTTTGGTAAATGTGACCTCATCCATACCTATACTGTTGCTCTCAGCCTTCCAATCAGCAACTGCTGGTGAAATTGCAATAAACTTATATGATTTATCTTTCTGCCAAGTCAAAGTGCTGGTTGGATCAATAAAACCATTAACTCCTTCGCTACCTCTTTTAAAATATGCATTCTCGAAGTAGGCCGTATTATATGTATCCGTTCCCTTCTTATTATAGAACGCACTAACCCACATTTCCTTAAGGTTATCTGTTGTCAACTCTGCACCACGGCTATTCAAGCCTACACTAGTGCGGAAGGTAATGCTAGCACTCTTCGCAACATCTGTGGTCTCCTCAGAAGAGCAAGATGACAGGGCGATGGCAGCTGCGGCCATCATGTAAAACGCTTTTTTCATAATTAATACTTTTAAAAAATTAATACTATGTTTTTTATTTCATTAATGATAGAGAATATCCTTGTTATGATAGATTCCTATGACAAGGGAAATTCCATTTTTTTCTACATCTTTATATCTATGTAAATCTCGTTCCATTTGCTTACGCTCGGCTGAAGACCGCCTTCGGTTCCGGGATTCGGCTTCGGCAACGGGAGCTTGTCAAGCTCTATCTTGATGTGCGTCTCGTCCTTCTGCTGCGGGTCGTGAATCTGGTCGGTGACGTCGTCCTCGTAATACCAGTTGCTGCCGTCGTTGAGCTGGGCGTAGACCATCAGGATGTGCTTGTTGGGCTGGATGGGACAATGACCGAAGACATTCACGCTGCCCGTTACCTTGGAATTGGCTACATCCACAGTTACCGGGAATGGGATGGTTACCTTTTCTGAGGATAACTCGTCGATGCCGGCAAACCAGCCACCGGAAAGGCCTGAGATGCTGGCGCTCATCGCCTTCACTCCTCTCAGATTCTGCACGTTCTTGATTTCTACCGAACAGTGCTTTACTCTCGCCTTCGGCTTCAGCGTGATGAACGATTTCTCTCCGTTGGTCTTTATCACCAGGCGCTCGGCATGGGCACTCCAGAGCATTTCGGGCTCTGACATTACCCTCTCCTTGCTGCCATCGGTGGCTCTCGGTGCCGACTGCGCCATGCTTGCCAGGAGGCCCTGGAGTACTCGCGTTTCTGCCGAGGTTACCTCGAAGGTCTTGCGGGTTTCCTTGCCATTGATGCGGTGGGTTTCCTTGTCGCTGTTTACGCAGATGGCATCGTAGGTTCCGGCAGCTACGGAGATGCATCCGCCGTTGCGGTCGGTGAACTCATATCGCTGCGGTGCTCCGCCGTTTTCCGGATAGAGATAGAGACTCATGGTGGATGGGTTGGCGTCGGGGGCTTCGCTCCAGTCGAAGGTTACCTCTACGTTCTGGCGATGCGGATAGTCGTAGCAGAGATCCTTGTGCTCGCACGAGGTGAGGAATTCTATCAGGAGGATGAGGAATGCCATGCATGCCAACAGCTTGAGGAAGAGATACCACATCTGTTTATGATAATAGCCTTTTGTCATTTCTTACCTCCTTTCTTCTGATAGGCTCGAACCCTTCGGATAGCCTTTGCGATTCTGTGGTCTTCGCCAAAGCCATAAGAGTAAGCCATGATTCGTGGTCTCCAAAAATAGTTTTTCTTTCTGCAAAGTATCTTCTTCGCCTGCCGTAATTTCATTTCTTTCCTCCTTTCTTGTCGAATTTATTGCCGACAACTTTTAGGTGCCTATTATGTAACATTCTCCCTAAAGTATTTGTTGGATAGAGAACAGGGTATTCTGTATTCACTAAACTAAAACTAGTGTTGCCTTGATTCCAAACCACCTCGAAGATACTGTCTGTCTTTTTACATCTGAGCAAGTCGTGCTCATAGATAGGAATTCCGTCACAATCCTGCGCTCCAGTGGACTTACAGATGGTATTAAGGTCTATCGAACATTTGTTTATTACGCCAATATTAGAGTTATGAAAAATCTCGTTAGGCTTAATAGGATTGCAATCTATCCACTCATCTGTTCTTATTCGCTTTGCCTTGAAATTGATTTCACTCATCGCTCCCCTCCTTCCTCGATTACTCCTATCGGCTTGATGTCGCTAACAGTCTCATCCTCGGTGAAGAAAGAGACCTTCATGCTATCGCTCACATAGCCCATAGCAATCACGTTCTCACGGCTATCCTTGATGATGCAAATATCACCTCTCACCTCGTTCTGAGTCTTCAAATACTTCACTGCGGCATCCTCCACCGCCAAAGGATTCATTTCCTTTGTAATCGTCTCCCCTGACTGAGGGAAGACGAAATAAAATAACTGCTTGTTCATACTGCTATCTGTTTCTGTTTTGTTTGAAATCTGATTAATATGCTGCGTGTGTCCAAATCGAAGTAGGCATCTTTCTGTTCATTAAAGCTGACCCAGCCTTCTTTTCTGTACTTCACACCATCGGTCTGCATAAGTGCGTTGCAAATGGTGTCGCTCCACTTGTAAGTTAGAGCAAACTGCTCTTTGCGCATTATCACGATACAAGCTCCCAAGAAGGTCACTTCTGTTACTTCTCCACCAACATAACCACAATAACTCTGCTTCTCATCGCCAATTTTGCTAGCGCAATTCTTGCCGAATATACGTGAGAGGGCTACTTCCTTCGTCTCCTCATCAAGCATTTCCAATTTTCTCTTTGCCATTACTCCACTTCTTTTTCTGTTAATACTAACTCATCGAACATTGGGCTATCCTTGCAGGAGCAGCACCACGATGCTTCTTCCTCGTCTTCGGTCACCTCATAGTTATCGGGATATTCTTCCTTGTAGAAGCCTAGGATCTCATCCTTTTTCTTCTGCATTCTCTCTTTTGCTGCGGTCTTGGTGTGGAAGACTCCGGCAACATCAACGCTAGAATAGTCTTGGTTGTCGTTGCCGTGCTGAACCAACACGAATACTTTCTGCTTCTTCATATTACTCGCCCTCCTGCTCTTCTACGTCAAATGTAACACTCTCCAACTCGCCATTCTCCAAAGCACCCAAATCGTACAAACGTCTTGCGGCATTCTCTGCGTCTTCGGATGATGCTGCGTCTAGCGAAACCTTGTAGGTGATTTTCTCTACGATTTCTACTACATACTTTTTCATATTAAATCCTTTCCTTTAAAATTAATACTATTGGGGGCGGATGGTACTTGCGACCATCTGTAGCGGCTTGGCTACCGCATTCGCCCTATATAAACAACTAGCAACAACTTCACTTGATGCGCTCTAGGCAAGTACTCTTGCTTGTCAGCTTCCCATTCGTAAGATAATAGCTCTCACGGAATGGGGTCTGTCTGATTACAAATGTTGTCTTGGCTCTGTACATATTGTTAAACCTATCAACATACGTGGCTCCCTTGAAGCATTTGATTACTATTACCATATCCTTAGTCCTGCATTAAGTTAGCTACAAGTTCATCCGTGGTGGCGAATATCTCTTCGAGGTCTCTAGTCAGATAGCCACCTTTCTTCGTCTTCAGCACTACGTGAGCGTGCATCTTCAAAGAATTGATTTTTTTGATAATCTGTTCTCTTTGAAATCCTATCTTTGGTGTTCTGCCGTTTGTGAAGTAGTACCCAATGTTGTAGTACAACTGCTCTGCCATGTCACCATAGAGAGCGCCTGCCGCATCGTCTCCCAAACTTCCTTGTGCCAGGGAAAGATAGACGATTTCGCCTTCCACTATCTTGTTTTCGTGCATTGTGTAAACGTGCTGATGAAGATAGAAATCACATAGCAGGTTCGTCTTGGCATTTCTCTGCACACACCAGTCGTTTGCGAGGGTCATGCAAGCGTAAACCTCCTTACCCTCTGCGAGGTCTTTGGCGATGCGGTCGAACATTTCCTGCTCGGTTGGTTTTCGCTCTTCTCCGCTCTCATCATCAACGATGGTATAGTCATCATACCCCCATCCTTCCTTGTCAACAAGTTCAAGCCCTGCGGCTTGTGCCTTTACTACGTCTTGGATAGTGTTAATCTCAACTCCTACCAAATTGCTACCCATTTTAACCGCCTTATTTGTCTTCATAATCTTATCTCCTATATTTTTTGTTTGTAACAATGAATTGAATTAATACTATCAATATCTATAAATTTTTTGCCATCACTAAAATTTATGATGAGGGCATTTAAAAATTGTTCATAGCTGAAAGTTTGGCAGAGGTATGGTCTTACCTCAGTTATTTCGTTTTGTCCGTTGATAAGAACAACAATACGTCCGTTATTCTGTTCGCTAAACTCAGATGCGTAAGCAACTGCTTGTTTTACTATTTTTGGATTCATATCCTAGTCTCCTATAATTTAAATTGTTACTTAATAATCTTGTCTATCTCTGCCTGCTGCGGATAGTCGGTGCAGTCGGCAAAATCCTCCTGCTCCTCATAGAAACGTGCTGCACTCTTCAATTCGTGAAGGCTGGCTTTTGTGTAGTCCTTTGCCGGATTCACTTGGCGAAGATTCTCGCAAGTTCTACAGTACTCGATGAAGTCCACAAGCGATTGTTTCTCCTTGCTATCATCCTGCGTTCCTGCTGCCATAAGTGGTAGGGCAACTATCGCTGCCACTACCAATACTAACTTAATGCTCTTCTTCATTGTCTTATCAGTTTTTATATGTTATATCAACGATATATGGTAAAGCGTGTTGCGGCTTGTTGTCCTCGTTTGTGTACTCGAATTGATGAGAGACCTTTAAGTAGCAAGAATTGTATTGTGAATAGTACTTCTTGATGGTCTTCTCTATCATATCTTTGCCTATCTGTTCACTACGCTCTATCTTCCAATAGTGGATGAATTTCTTATCCCATACGTTGTTTGCTGTGTCATATCTGTTAGCTATTGCCACAAGTCCGAAATCGGGATTGAAGAAGAACATCTTACTACCTGTAAAAATAGCGTCTATTCGGTTGCGTGCCGTCTTTGTTACTCTTATTACTTCCATACTACTCGTCCTCCATATCTTTAGCGTCTCTGATTCTGTACCCTGCTAATGCTCCAAACAAGGCGCATAGCAAATAAATTGTAATGTCCATAATTAAATCCTTTCTTTTAATTGTTTATACTAGTGCGGTCTCTAGACTTGAACTAGATGTGCTCCTCTATTCGCTGACCGCTACCAATTTTACTTCTTGCCAAAGTTGAAGATTCTAATGAACTTGTAGAACGTTTCTTTATCGAAAGTTTCTTTGTTACAAAGGTGGTAGAGGTCTTCCCAAATGAACTCCTTGCACTCTCTGTTGCACTCTCTGTAGGTCTCCTGCATCTGTTTTGCGGTCTCGTTGCCGCATTCAAGCCAATACATAAAGATGGCTCCTAAACTCTCATAGTCGTTGTACTCGTCATAGTACTTCTTCTGCTGCTCGTAAGTCTTGTTTCTTCTCATTATCGTATCTTTTAATCGTTCAACCATCTAGTATTTGTGATTCTCGTCTGTGCGCCTGCAACTCTGTATTCAGCCGCATCTTTCTTCACTTGGGAATATGATGTTTCCTTTTTGTCGTAAACACTTTCCTGCTCCCATCCATAGCCGTAGTTAGTCCAAATTGCCCAACCATAGCAGTATTTATTCTTCTTTGCCATAATCTCTTAATCATTAATCTTGTTAACTAATTCTTGCATGCTAGCAAGTTTGTTTAATGTCTGCGAAGATAGGGTAATACCACATATCTTCGCTGAGTTCTTGATATTCATCGCCTTATCTAGTAAAGCGAGAGTGATGATGCAAATATCATCGCTCGTCAGTGTTATTGTCTTGTTCATTGTCTCGAATTGTTTAATCGTTATACTAATTTTGTTATTGTTACGAAGTAGATAACTTCACGTTCCGAGTTAGAATACTCATTAGACACGTGCGCATACTTGGTGTAATAGCGTCCTTGTGTATCTTTGAAACGTCCTACGTACTTGTAGCCAACTTCCTTGTTAGCTTGTTTTGCGATTTTTACTACATTCTCGCTAAGCACTTTTGTGAAACCTTCATACCGAAATGTATCTCCGTTTGTTTTTCTGATAGTGCTGTACGTGTTTACCAAATATTTTCCCATAATCTTTTGTCTGTTTGGCATGGGGAGGGGCGCTAGCCCCTTGGGGGCGCTGCCCCCTTATCTCCCCACATTGTTACATACTCATTTCATACACCCAGCATTTGCCTTCATGTCCCAAAGCAAAGGCTTCTGCTTTATCTCTTGTCTCGAACTGCCCCATGATACGTGGTATCTTGTTAGGCTGAATGAACTCTCTAACTACGATAAACTTCTTCATACCTTTACAATTTACTTCTTATCTGTCCGAGTGATACTCTTTCCTTTGGAGTGAGGTAGATGCCGAAAGCACCATCCTCGCAACTTTCAACCTCATGCAGGATGTACTTAAGCACCCACAACTGATTAGCCGTTAACTCTATCTTCTTGTTTGTTGCCATTGTTGTTGCCATTAAATTGTGAAACATCAAAGTGCAGGTGTACGTTTGCTCCCAACGTTCACAAGCTATATGTGACCTAGCTCCCTCACTTAACGTTCGTGGGTCAACGTGTTTCGATATTTCTCTAGTCTAACACGACTAGCGTTTTTCCATCTTGCGTGATGAGTGTTTGAGGCTTCTTTGCCTTTGTGTTTTGAGAGTGTCACTAACTCGGTGTACGTTGTCCTCGGTGTGTTACAGAGTTTTACCTCTCTGCCTTTCCCGACTAATCTGTACTTTTATAGAGGTAGTTAAACGTGAAGTGCTAAACGTGCCATCGTTCCTCTTGAAACCAACTTGATTTCGAGTGCAAAAGTAGCGTTTTAAAACGAAACTACCAAATTTTTTCTTCGTTTTTGTGCGTTCTATAACGAATATTAACTAAAAACCTGCGTTTTAAAACGAAATATTTAAAGAAATTCACATTTAATGCGTTTAAAAACGAATATCAAAGAAATAAATCCTATTTTTCTTGCATAAAAGCGAAACTTTTCGTATCTTTGCCGAAAAATAGAAAGATATGATTAAATTACGTATAAAAGAGTGCTGCAAAGAGCACGGAGTTAAATTAGCTGACTTGGCTACCGCATTGGGAATAAGACAAGCAACAACGCTATCACAACAGATAAAGCGCAATAAATTCGGCATTGATAGGCTGGAAGAGATTGCAAAGATTATCGGTTGTGATGAGGTAGAATTGTTTGCTGATTATCAGAAGGATTCATCTGTGAGCGATTTTGCTTCTTATATCCGTTATAATGGTGTTCATTACACGTCTGACAATATAGACGAGTTCTTTAGACAAGTTGACGAATTAAAAACAATAGCAAGATGAAGAAAGGGTGTTGTATAGCTTTCTCTATAGGCTTTATTCCCTTGGCTCTGCTATTCTGGGGATTGCTTAAAGATGTGGAGGAAAATGGCGCAGTTTATGGCTTACTAGATATAGCGGAGGGAGTTCTCGTTATATTTGTGATTATATTAGCACTGGCTTTATTTGGGTTGCTCGTTGGGTATATCCCTCATAGGGCAGATAAATATGTAAAGAAACTGCCAACGTGGTTACAAAATTTAATAATTGTAGCTTATACTGGGTTAGTTCTATATCTTGCCTATTTATTCGTTAATTGTGTTGGCTCTTCGGAAGAAACCTATAGAAACTATAAGTTTCAAAAGAAGTTTGAGCACAAGTATGATGTAGATCTCTAGGGCGCTAGCCCCCACACGGCGTGGGGAGGGGCGTAGCCCCGTGGGGGCGCTGCCCCCTTATCTCCCCCAAGGATTTTACTCCCCCTTCTCCATCACCTACAGAGAGAGACACACACAATAGAGAGAAGAGAGAGAGAAGAACACACCACACAACATTTCACACAACACTGACGCAACACGACACAACACCTTTGCCTGCAAACCTTGCAAACACTAAGACTTGGTACGGAGAAAGTATAGAGAGGGTACGGAGCGGGGCTAGACTGCATCCATCGGGCTTCTTCCTAGATGAGCGGTAAATCCTGCACGAAACTGACTATACCCCGAAAAACACCATAAATCGGCTCTAGATGGGCTAAAAACGGCTCTTATATGGCTCAAAACTCACGAATTTGGGAGAAATCCAGACCATCTGCCCGAAAATCGCAAAAATCAGCGAAAACGGATTGAGTTAACCTTGATTGCACCTGCACAACATTCAAGTGCAGCGTTAAATCTTCTTAAAGCCTTTCTTATGCGCACGTGCGTACCTATTAATGCAAATGGGCTTTTTGTTTGCAAAGTAACTTCATTTATGAAATAAGAAATAACTTTACTTTAGTCTTTTATTCACCATTGGGAACGGTTGAGACTAAAATACATAATATCAATCACTTGTAGTTTTATTACATTTAGTACTATTGTTTACAAAATGGGTGATTTTGAGGGCGATGAGGGAAAAAGGTTTGGGGTGGATTGCGACCCGACAAACAGACTAGTGGTTGGAGGGGTAAATTTCCTTGACCGGAAACACGGCAAAACGTATCGCCAAATATTATATATTTGCCCTCGTAAATCAAATAATTGCAATTATGAGTGAAATTTTAGCAAGAATCCCAAAGAATTTGACCTCTTCCCCAGTGCTTGGGGAGAAGAAGGAGTGGGTATTGGGTGCTGCATCCTTGGCGCTTGGTATTGGCTCGTCTCTGTTCGGTGCTAACAAGGCGAAGAAGGCGGCTAGACGAGCACAAGCCGAGAATCAGTACAGAACGAACGCTGAGAAGGCTTGGTACGACAAGAACTACAATACTGACTACCTCGACACGAAGGCAGGACAGAACCTTATGAGAAGAGCGCAGGAGGTGCAGGATGAGTATATTCGCAAGGCTGGTGGCGCAGCTGCCGTTGGCGGTGGAACTACTGCAAGCGTGGCACAAGCGAAGGAGAGCGCAAACAAGGCGATGGGAGACACGATAGCCAATATCGCAGCGCAGGACACTTCACGCAAGCAGCACGTTGAGGATGCTCACCTTGCCAACACTCAGCAGTTGTCTAGGGAACGTCAGCAGATTGAGCAGCAGAAGGCGCAGGCAACGAGCGATGCAGCCCAAAATGCTTCAAATGCCCTCTTCAATTTCGGTGTGAACCAATTGGGGTCAGAACTCGAAGGAGCTAAGACACAGAATAACAGCAAGTTAGCAAATCCAACACCGACACTTGATAACAAGAATGTAACAGACATCAGCAATGGGCTATCACACAAGGCTGATGCGAACGGACTTTTGAACCCGAACGCATCCAATAACCAGTTGGTTGGTGGCACAATGCTGGATGAAGCGGCAGGCAACCTCAACAAGAAGAAGCCGAAGGTTCCTCACCTAGGAGTGTAGGACTGGGAAGGTGAGGAGCGAGCGACTGGCGAGGCAAGGGCAGGCAAGGCATAGAGGGGCACCCCAAGACCCCCACCCCCCTTTGACCACCGTTTGTAATTATAGTATATAAATACATAAATAAAAATCCCGCCACCCCCCACCCCCTTTTTCTGGATTTCGGTTTTCCGATTTTCCCCACCCCTAATTTTTCGGGAAGTGTTAATGAAGTTAAATATTAAAATAATATAGATATGACATTAGAAGAAGCAAAAGATATATTGAAGAAAGAGTTTGCAGTGATTAACCTTCACAAGTCAACAGAGCCATTTGAGTTTGACGAGAGTGGCTGGATTGAGCATGAGAAGCCTTCTGTACTTGAAGCTTTCCGTGTTTTATCCAAGGGAGGTTATTATATATCCATCAGCGGACATGATTACAATATGCGTGAGAAACGTTTGAAGAAGGAGTACGAAGAGAATACCAAGGCTCCCGGTTCTGCTGAGAACAGCATCAAAGGCGATTTATCTGGAAATAAATCCATTGAACATTGCGGCGAGCCTATTCCTGGTTCTCCTTTGAGCGCAGTAGAAGGCATAAAGTTGAAGCGGAAAGATAACCAAAATACAAGTGAAAACCCTGCCCTTGCAGAAGCAGCCTCCCAGTTTAACGATGCCTTGTTGGATGAGCAGGCAAAGAAGATTGCAGAGCTTACTAAGGAGAATGAGCGCCTGGAGAGAGTCAGCAAGACAACGACAGACGAGTTCAATAAGCTTTACTACAGGATGATTACAAAGAGCGACAAGATTGAGGCTTTGGGCAAGGAGATTGCCAGACTCAACAAGATCATCCACAAGAAGAACCTGAAGATTGAGGAGTTGAGGAAGGAAAGCTCTAGACACCTAAGAGGAAAGATGAAGATGTTCGGCGAGAATTTTGATTTTGAACAGAAGTTAAAGGATAAGGACGCAGTTTTGGCTGACGTTGCAGAGGAACTTCGCCTTTCAAAGATTCGTGAGAAGAATCTGACCGAGGTGTGCCAGAAGTACATGAAGGAGAATGAGGAGTTGAAGAAGGAGCTTGCAGACAAGGTTGTTGACAAGATTGATGCTCAGGCTTTGAAGAGTGCAGAGAGTGCTCTCGCTTATAAAGAGAAGGTGATTGCCGACTTGACTCACAAGTTGAAGGATAAGCACAAGAGATATGTATGGTACAAAGGCGCATACTTAGCTGCCCAGCAGATTCTCAACACCATTGCAGATTATGCAGCCAAGCATCCTGATAAGAAATTCAGCGACCAGATGATTCAAGACGCTCATGTAGAGTGCGGCGCTAAGGTTTTGGTTGACAAGAGTGTTTTTGAACAGATTATGAAAAAGGCTTATGGCAAATAATAATCAGAATCCACAGCAGCAGAAAAGGGTACCTGTTTCCATAAATGGGTATCCTCAGGCTGTACATGATATGATGAGGGCTAAGTACCCTGATTATGATCAGGTGATGGGATTGGGGAACCAGACTATGCAGGGTGGTCCTAGTGGGCGGATTCCAGCGGTTGCTCCCCAACCTATGAATATGAACGTGTTTCAGCAGAATGGGGGTGTTAGTGGGAAGCTGGAAGCTCCGATTGTTCAGACTCCCTATCTGGGTGATGCAGCAGAGAAGACTCAGCAGCCTCAGACCAGTTTCGAGGGAATGCAGCAGCCTCCTACAGGATGGAAGGCGGACGGTACACCTAGCTATGATGCGCTTTCTTCCGCTTTAAGTGGCTATCAGACGGCACAGAGCAAGCAGGTTCCGGAGTTCCAGGTAGACCCTTCCCAGAGGGATGGCGGCTTCTTCGGGTGGCTAGGCAAGCTGATTCCCAAGAGCCGACCGGGTATGCGTGAGGGCGAGACTCCCGATGAGTATGACCGCCGAATCGCCACCAACAGAGAACGTATTGCGGCATTTGCCGATGCCATACGTCACATGGGCAACATCGTGAATACTTCCAAGGGTGCGCCTTTGCAGGTGTTCAATGACCCAACTACCATGATGGAAGAAGCTTACCAGAAGCGCAAGACAAAGAGAGAGAAGCAGGCTGCAATAGATGCTGATGCGGCTTACAAGCAGGCGAATCTCAGTTTGAAGGAACGAGCAGCAGAAGCACAGAGAGCTTACCAGCAGGCTACGCTCGGCTACAAGCAGGCTGAACTTCAGCAAAAAGCCGACAAGGATAAGACCGATTTAGCTAAATGGAAGGCTAAGTTTGAGTTCGATGCTGCCAAGGATAATCGAGACTTCGAGTACAAGAAGATTCGTGACAAGATAAAGGACGGACAATGGCAGGCTGGATATGGAATCAAGATTGCTAACCTCAACCTATCAAGAGCAAGATTTGCGCATACTGTTGCAAAGGATGCAAGGGGACGTGGTAAAGCCGTCGGCTATGCGACCCCATACGGTAGCCTATACTCCAATAAGGAGTTGACACGAAATCAGGAAAACCAGTTATGGGATTTCATGATCAGGAACAAACAGATTACGCCGGCAAAGCTCAGAGAGTATCAAGCAGCCTTGAATGATGCAGAGACAGAGGTGAACGGAAAAATCATAAAAGGTTCTTCCTCAAAGGCAAGAGGAATCATTCAGAAGGCTATTGCTTACGGATTCATGGATGCGACTCCTAAGGGTGATAGGCTTAGAAAGTTCTGTACTACCCAACTTGGAATGGGTGAAGACAGAGTATATAAAACTCCCCAGAACGCTACGACTTGGGTTAAAGGTAGCGTGAAGCAGGGAAAGACAGGTAATTGGTCAATTTAATACATTATATATATGGCAGACAAAGTAACATCACTTTATAACGCATTAAAGGCGGATGGATTGTTCAAGCAGGCAAGAAGCCTGAATGACTTCAAGGCGAAAATGGCTTACCAGGGCTATCGTTCGCAGATTTACAAACTGGCTAGGGATAAGGGCGCAAATGTCGGCACGTTTTCCCAGTTCACCAATGCGCTTGGTTACAGTAGCGGTAGCCCGAAGCCCAGACAGTCTTATGGTAGCTACCATACTCGGCAGCAGAAGCCAGCAGAGAATAAAGCTATGACTACCGCACAGAGGGCAATGCAGGTGGCGCAGGAATATCAGCAGACTCAGCAGCCTACTGATTACCTTCATAGACCGCAGAACCAGATGGGCAGGGTACGGAGAAATGCGCCGGGCAAGGCTTCTCCTTTCGTTCAGTCTCTCTATGAGATTGACAATGCACAGAAGGGACCTGATTATTCAGTTGACTATACATCACCAAAGGCTACCCAGCAGGTTTACCAGCAAAATCAGCAGGTAAGAAGACAGGCGGCTAAGAGGGCGAGCGACCATATTGCAAATGACGAGTATCGCAGACAGAGCCAGCCGATGATAGACAACGGAACCGTCGGCGTGATGAAGCCTATGGGTGAGATTGAGCAGGAAATGAGCGATGCGGCTGATAGCCTCGTTGCAAGTAGCGGTGACTTCATCAAGAACAGTATCAACAATGAGTATAAGCAGGCAACTCTTAACGCAGAGAATGAGATTCGCAGCAATGATGCTATGGGAAATCCTTTCATGGGGTCTAGTGCAGGTCTTATCAGCACTCAGATTGCTAATAAATATGAGTCTCCAGACAAGATAATGGCAAGCTTGCAGAACAGTATCAAGGAAAATATTGCAAACATTTTGCCTCAGGCAAGAGAACAAGCGATTCGACTTGGTGTTTCAGAGGACTACTACATCAACAATCTGGTTCTTCCGAAGATGGTAGAGAAAGCTGTCGGGGATTTCAGAGATACAGAAGTGGCAAGACGAATGCCTAAGAATGACCTAGACTATTTCATTCAGGAAGCTACCAGCTCAAACTATCTGGCTAAACTCGGAACGATGCTCCTGAAAACAAAGAGCCAGAGACAGTTTGACGAGGAGGCTTTGGCTCGCACCAACGAAGGAATGAATCCAAATTATAAGCCAAGTACGGCGTTGAGAGTTGGAGCAGACGTAGTAGGTATGGCTTCAGATCCTATTTTCGGTGCATCGGCTAAAGCAGGCGGACTTGTTGCTGGCAAGCTGATTGGCAACAGTACCAAGCTGGCAGCGTTGATAGCTAACGGAAACCTTGCACAGAGATTGATGGCAAGGGGAGCACAGGCTGTGACAAGCGGCGGTGTTACCGGTTTTGTATTCGACTCTACAGGCTCTGTGATTCAAAACTATTCTACTGGCGAAGATACTTCTCTGGGAAACACCTTGAAGGTTGCAGCAAAGGGCGGTGCGACTGGTGCGGTGAACTTTGCTACTATGAGTCTGGCAGGCATTCCTCTAAGTGAAGTTGGAAGAAGCGTAGGACTGACAGGTATAAAGGGCGGTTCATTCTGGGGAAATGCAGGAAGAGCTACTGCCAAGGTAGGCTTGGAATCAGGAAAGACCTATATGGAAGCTATGGGTATGTATCTTGGTGGATATGTATCAGGAAAACTTGAAGGAAGAACGGATGCCAACGGAAAACCTATCGAGTTTGATTTGTGGAATGGCACTATGGAGAGTCTTCCTACCGCCATCGGTTTCAGATTGCAGCATGCCGTGGAAGGATTGAGAGGCGGAAGAAAGAACGAGAAGGGTGAAGATATGGGCTGGTTTGGCTCTACCATTGCCAACTTCAAGGATTTCCTCACCTCAGACAAGGCTAAGGAATCAAGATTCCTGATGACGGAGGATGAGAGAAACATGATATTTTCTTCTGGTGCCATGAACGGCTTGATGCCGGACGGCGAGAATATTGTCAGTTACGCAAAGAGAACCAAGAACAAGAAGGTAAGCTATGATGATCCATATCTGGAAACAGATGCTTCCATGATCAAGAATACCTATGACCAAATCATGGCAGATCCTAAAGTTTCTTGGGATGCCAAGGCTAAGTTCTCTGCTACGGTTACAGGAATCATGCCATCGGCTCGCCCGATGATGGACTATATTACATTCTCTAATGAGGACTATGTAAAGGATGGGCTGCTGAGAGGAAAGCGTAAGTATGTAAACGAGTATTCTGCTAACGGTGAGCTGTTATCAAAGATTCCTTATGACAACAAAGAGGATAGGGATAATGTAGTCTATACCCACAATATCAAGAGGGAGAATCTACGCCTGTATAACGCAATGGGCTTGCTTGCTAGACAGGACAGAAACAACTATGAACTACAGAATGACTTCTTTGTGGAAAACATGAAGAAGCCAGGCGCCGATGTCAATACCCTTGTAACAAATATGGGTAATGAAGGTTCTGATGTTTTCAGAGATTTTTCACTCTTTGCCTTGAACTCAGAAAAAGGAACTGTTCTGAAAACCATTGATTCTGTAGCCGTCCGTAACGGAATGAAAAGTGAGGGCCTCATCAAAGCCATGAAAAAGAATCCTATGAAACGAACAGATTTCGAGCAGAATGTATGTGTAGAGCTTCGCCGTGCATTGGAATCAAAAGCTTTTCCTTATGGTAAGGTTCATGTGGAACAGAGCAATCTCAATGGTAAGGATGTTGCCGAGGACAATAACCTTGGAACCGAGCAGCCGAACGGCGATGCAGTAAAGCAGGAACTGAATGGTCTGAGGCAGGCAGAGGAAGAAGTGGAAGTGCTGATGCGTGACAATGATGTATTTAGCCAGAATTTCAAGAAGCTACAGAGCCAAGGCTTAACGAATCCTCAGATTTATGACTGGATGGTCCAGCAGGGCGGCTTGACCGTAGAGCAACTTGAACCATTTGCCCATTATATTAATGCGAACGCTAGAGTGCAGGGTATGCAGGATGCTACCAAGCAGAAGATAGAGGAGACTGTATCAGCCTTTGTTCAGGATTGGAGCTATCACGGAACATTGAACGGTCAGCCAATGAATGGCGAACAGGCTTTGTACGTGCAGGACAGCAACGGAAGAACATTTCTTGTTGGTTCGGGTGATGTTGCCTTCGACCAGACTACAGGTAGAGCCAAGGAAGGCAGCGGCGATATGCTTGTCTGCTTAGATCCTAATACAAAGGAAATGGTTTACGTGAAGGCAGACGAGGTTACTCTGCTCCAAAACCAGCCTATCGAACAGTTTGCTGCAGAATATCGTCAGAGATTGCAGATGAAGAACTCTGAGCCTTACAATCAGGCGGCACAAGAGCAGGCTATGCAGGATGCAGCCAAGCCTCAGCAGGAGCAGGAGGCACCAAAATATAATACCACAAAACCGGAAGATAGTACCACAAATGGGGGTGATTTAACAAAAGATGATACCACTTTAACAAAAGTTGATACCACATCGGACAAAGATAATACCACAAATGAGAACTTAGCACCACAAGAGCAGCCTCAGCAGACCCGAAAGTTTGCCGATGGTTCCGATGTTCCTATGGCTACGGATAGCAAGGGAAGGCCTACGCCAGACTATGCTAGTATGACTCCTGAACAGAGTGCGGAGATTCTTACTGAGGATTTCGGGGAGAATGCTGAGAAGGTGGTGGACGGACAGATTAAGAAGGCTGAGAATGCTTTGAAGGATGCCGAGAAGATGAAGGTGGACTATACCGCCGAGCCTAACGACATCATGGAGCAGGAGGCTTTGAAGAATCAGACCATTGAAGCTGCCAAGAAGCAGTTGGACCACGCTCAGAATATCAAAAAGGCAATGACTGCCAAGAAGGTGGCTGAGACCGTGGAAAGACCAGTTGAACCAGAAAGAGCTGCTGATGGTGTAGCGCAGGAAGCTGGTGTGGTTTCACCTAAAGTAAAAGAAAGATTCGAGGCTTCCAAAAAGATTAAAGGTAGAAGAGGTTCTATCACCTTAGCAGATGGAACGAAGATTCGTGGTACATATTATTATGGTGAAACTTCTGGTCTTACCACTTCGCATGATCCATTCAACGACTTCAAACAAAGCGAGGGATTCCCTGTTAACGAAGATGGAACATCTTCCAATTCTCGTTCTTACCGGGATAAGGAGTCACGTCTGTTTACGCAGAAGATAGGAAATGATTTCAATGGACTTGCCTTGAAGAACGTTCCAGTCGTACAGGAAGGTATTACTCTTAGCGGTAATGGTACTGTAATGGGTAAGAAACTGGCAGAGCAAGCCGGAAAAGACAGTAAGTACTATGAGGATTTGGAGGATAATGCAGAAGGTTTCGGTTGGACTCCAGAACAGATTAAGGGAGCTGGATTCAAAGGTATTGTTTACTTTGTTCCTGACGAGAAGCTTCCACTCAACAGTAAGACATTCGACTTGTTTAACAAGAAAGAGACAAAGAGCGAAAGTAATACAGAACAGGCTGTTAAGAATGCTAAGACCTTGACTTCTGACGAAGTAGGCGCGATTGTTGCCGAGATTGAAGGAAATGGTTCTCTTGATGCTTTCTTTAACAATTCCAAGGCAATAAATGACTTGGTGAAGACGTTAGTAGATAAAGGCATCATCGGACAGAACGAGGTGGCACAGATGATGGATAGTCCTGAGCGGCTTTCCGCACAAGGCAGGGAGTATGTGAAGAACCTTCTTTTGGGTTCAATCTTCAAGCCAGAGACTATCAGAATGCTAGGCATCGACTCTACGGTGAAGAATAAGGCTATCAACGCTATCCGCTCGGTAATGGACAACATGAAGTTGGGCGAGTTCTCTCTTCGTGATGAGATTGATCAGGCTATCCAATTGCTCTATGAGGCAAGACAGGGCGGTAATAAGGTTGATACGTTGCTGAGAACACCAGACATGTTCGGTGAGGATGCGGCTAAGCGCTACCCTTCTATCTCTCAGATGATGGCTTTGGCTCTGGAAGGCAAGGTTGCAGATTTCAGAGATTTGCTTGACGAATACAACCGCATCGCAGCAGCAAGAAACACTGGCGAGGGCAGTATCTTTGAGGCAGCTCCTACCAAGGAAGAGTTAATTAATGAGTATTTGAACTTTAAAAAATGGCAAGATTATGGAACAGGACATTCAGAAAATGAAGGAGGCAATGATGTTTCAGGCGTTGAAAAACCTCAACAAGAAGCATCAGGAGGAAATGAACCAGCAGAAGCAGGAGAAGGAAGAGTAAAGTCTGAGGATGAAGACAAGCCAAATTCAGCAGGCTTTACTCCAAAGGAAATTAGAGATCATCAGGAAAAACTTGATAGAGCTAAGGAAAAATACGTAAAGGCTTTAAAAGAAGCCAAGAGTGAGAAGGAGATCAAAGCAGCAGAAGGTGAATTTGAGTTTGCGTATAAAGATCACCAGAATATGAACGGTGTTCTTGACGAGGCATCTGTGGCTGACATGTGGAATAAAGAACTTGAATCAGCAAAGGATTCCGTTAAGAAAGACTCAAAAGAACCGTCCGCAGATCCTATGGAAGGTTTGAAGCAGGCTGCTGACGCATTCCATGAAGAGCAGAAGCAGAAAGGTGAATTTGCCATGAACTTGAAGATTGGCAAGGCTCGACAAGATTATGCTGCCGCCAAGGAAAGCGGTGATGCAGAGCGGACCACCACGGCTGCCAAGGAATTGAAGCATCTCTTAGACGACAGATTGAAGCAAGAGGGTAAAGGTCTTGCTGAGAGACAGAAGATTATCGCCGAAGAGATAGGAAAGGCTGAGGCTGATATAATCGACAAGCCTTGGGAACAGATGGACTTGGAGGAACGAGAAGCTGTTTCTTCAAAGAACCCTCTCACGGAATCAGAGATTAATGAACTGACCTCTGAGGAAAATAAAGAATTGATACCTGCCGCACTCGCATATTTGCGTGGCGACAAGAGCAATATCATAAACGCAATATCTTACTTTAAAATTTGGAACGATGTTAGAAATAGACATGAGAATGTTTCCGACAATAGCGGAACAGAAAACGGAACACAGCTGGATGCTGCCGATACTACAGGCGGCGAAGGATTGGGACTGGGACGAGGACGAGAAAGCGGAAGACCTGATGGACCAGTGGATAGAGGAACAGGCAACGAAGCTGCACCCGGAGAGCGAAATGGCGGAGAGAGTAATCAGAACGACACTACTCTATCTGCTGGAGAACAAGGCAATAAGCAAGGTGAAGGAAATTCATCCGGAGTGGGCGCAGTACCTGCCGGAGGTTCTGACACCAACGGAGGCGGTTCAGCTAGCGGAAATGGACATGTATCTGGAGGAAGTGGACGTGAAAGCAGCAACAGACCTGCTGACACGAATGCAGGACGGAAGCCTACAGCCAAGCAAGGAACTACTTTCCCAGATAGCACAGCAGAACGGCTAAAGCAGGAAAGAGCTGACTATGAGAAGAAGAAGAAAGACTTCTGGGCTAGATGGAAGAAGGCAGGGCAAGGCTATGCCAAGATTGCCCTGACTCCTTTCAAGAAGCTCAACCTTACACCAGAGCAAATAGAAATGCTGCCTGAGTTGGTAAAGATGCACCTTAACGGTGCTGTCTTGAAGATTAAGGAGGGTATCTACAAGTTCAACGAGTGGAAAGCTGCCATGCTTGCCGAGGAAGGCGAGGAGCTGAAAATGATAGGTCTTAGTGATGATGATATTGACAGATTCATTGAAGACTATTGGAACACTCCTTACGAAATGGATGGTGAGACCCATACAATCAGGGAGTGGAGCAGCATCTATGGAAACCAGCAGCTGAAAAAGAAGCTAAAAGAACCTCTTGAAGAGAAGTATAAGAGACAGATGGAAGCCGAACCTATCGAAGTGAAGGTGGGCGACATGAAGAACATCGAGGAGACTTTGCCTTATCTCTTGCCTCAGCAGCAGGAAGACGTATTGAAGGCTGAAACTCAGTTCTTCGGAAAGGAACATACAGACCGTGAACATGCTTACGGTAAGGGCTACCTGTTTACCAATGGAACTGGTACAGGAAAAACATACACAGGTCTTGGCATTGCTAAGCGATTGGCTAAGCAGGGCAAAGGCAGAATACTCTTTATTACTCCTAGCCAGAAGAAGGTTTCCGACTGGATAAAGGACGGAAAGAATCTTGGTCTGGACATTAAGGATCTTGACTCCTGGGCAAAAATGCGTGGAACCACTGCTACTACAGAAAGTGGAGAAGGAATGGTAATCACTACATTTGCAAACTTTGGTCTGAATAAGAAACTTCTTGAAACAGAATGGGATGCCGTTATCTATGACGAGTGCCACCGTATCATGGAAAACAAGAAGGGTACTGAAACTGCCAGAAGCATGCAGCACTACATGGTTACCAATCGTGACGAGAATCATTGTTTCCAGAGATTGCAGAGCATCAACCCTGAGTATCAAAAAATGAATGGTGCTGCTGAAAAATTTGATGCGTTAAGAATAAAGGAAATCGAACGCATAAAGAAAGAGTACAAGAATAGTCATCCAAGTGCTACAGACAGAGATGTGGATAATGCCACATTAAAGAGCCTTCCAAGGGATTTGAACAGCTTTGCTCCTGCCGACGGAATGACTTTCCCTAAGCTTGGAAAAGCATATCAGGATTTCATCAAGGCAAGGGATACATATAATAAGGTAGAGCCTAAACTGAAAGAGCAGGCAAAGGATTCATGGAAAAACACAAAGACCATATTCCTATCTGCTACACCTTTCAATACTAGAGAGAATCTTGATTATGTTGAGGGCTATATCTTTAAGTACCCGGAAACGGACGAGAGAGGAATGGCTGGAAGAACCCAGTTCTATCTTAATCACTTTGGCGCTGCATACAAGTTCCGCTACCATCGTCTGGAGCAGAGCATCAGTAACCCGGATGCCGTAGCCAAGCAGGAGGTTGCTTTCTCTGATTACTTGCAGAACACACTTGGCACAATGAGCGGAAGAATTATTGATAGTCCTTACGACTATTCTAGAGACTTCCCTACCGTGGCTCCTGATCATGCCGAGGATTTCAATCATGCGGTGCAGGACACATTGAAGACAAAGTATCTGCATGATGCGTACAGCAAGACCATCGGTGATTACAATTATGGCAGTGCCCTTTTCGAGACTATGAAAGTATCTGCTGCCATTGACAGAATCAAACAGCACTTGGATTTGGGTAGAAAGGTTGTTATCTTCCATCGCCGTGTAGAGAGCAAGGAACCTTTGGAGGCTCCATTTGCTTACATGCTTAGAGTTGCCAACGAGCAGATCAAGATGATGAAACCAGGCAAGGAGCGTGACGAATACATCAAGGAATGCACCGAGTTCCGAAACAAGTATGCAGACCTTCTGGAATGGGAGAAGACTCTTGACTACAGTATGCCAAGAGAACAGATTGCCAAGGTGTTTGGAGAGAAGAATGTGTTGTTCTTCAGCGGAAAGGAAAGCAAGAAGGTGAAGGATAAGGCGGTTGATACCTTTAATGATGACGATAGCGGCAAGAATATCATCGTGATTCAGGAAGCTTCTGGAAAGGAAGGAATCTCACTTCATGATACCACAAGCAAGCACCAGCGTGTCTGTATCACCCTCGCATTGCCTCAGAGTCCTATCACAGCCTTGCAGATTGAAGGTCGCATTTACCGTATCGGTAATATGAGCAATGCCATCTTTGAGTACCCTATATTGGGTCTCAACTCTGAAATGATGCTTTTTGGAGAAAAGTTCAATAATCAGGTAAGTACTACCGAGAACCTTGCATTGGGCAGTCAGGCAAGAAACTTGCGTGACAGTTTCGCCAATGGTATCTTGGAACATAGCGGTATTGTACCGGTAGAGAACCAGGGTGTAGGCGGAAAGGAATTTGATGCAGCAACACCAAGTGAGAATGATCCATTCGATAATGCAGTGCTTGATTATTACAGCAATCAGAAACTAAACAAGAACAATCGTGAAGGTAGCGACTACTTCCCTACCCCAGAGCCTCTTGGCTACAAGATGGTAGAATGGGCAGGATTGGGTGAAGGTGACTCTGTATTGGAGCCTAGTGCCGGTCATGGAGCCATCGCAAGATACGTGCCTAAGACTAACGAAATGGTAAGCATCGAGCCTAGTCAAAGTCTCTTCACGAAGTTGCAGTTGAAGGCTGGCGGCTTGGGCAGAAAGTTCTTGAACAATACGTTTGAGAACTACGCATTGAACAACAAGCACGATGTAATTGTAATGAATCCTCCTTTCGGCAAGGCTGGCGCATTGGCTATCCAACATGTTGACAAGGCATTCAAGCACTTGGATGAAGGAGGTCGTATCGTAGCAATCATACCTAGAGGCTCAACAGACAAGAAGTTTGACAAGTGGTATAACGAGCAGAAGAACGTTGCCATGCGTGCTGAGGTAAATCTTCCTGATATCCTTTTCCAGCAGGCAGGAACCAGAGTTGCATGCCGAGTAGTTGTATTGGATAAGATTTCCGATGCCGCTTTGAGAAGCAAGGCAGGTTATCCTGAAAAGATTGATCTGAGCGGTCATTACGATAAGATTGAAGATTTTTTCAATGATCTTCGGGATATTGAAATGCCTGAGCGTATCATTGATACGAATCTCAAAATGCAGAAGAAAGCCAAGGCTGCTGTCAAGGATATTATGGAAATCAAGGGCGTAAAAAACGTTTCTTATGGTAAGACAGGTATTGATGTGTCTTTGGCTGGTTCTTGGATGAACTATGGTATATCTTTCACTGGCAGTGACAAACCGAACTACTGGAGAGATAAGATGGCTAACTATTACACCAAATATGATGAGCTTCAAAAGCTGGAGTATCAGGAAAACAAGCAGGCGGTGTTTGATGAGTTGAAGAAACTGTCTTGCAAGCTTGCCGGTATGACAGAGGATGAAATGCAGAGATATATCGCATCAAAGACCAACGGCAGCACCCACTTCCGTATGGAACTAGGCAAGACATTCTCAGACTCCAAGGAGAATTTTGATGGAGTAAGAGACAGAGCTGTAGAGGAAAAAGGTATTGTTATGCCTAACCTGAATAAGGAAAGCGTTAATGTTGTGCCGGTGGAAAAACATAGCTTTGGAGTTACCGAGAATGAGATATTGGCAAATGCAAAGGCATGGGCGAAAGATAATCTTGTAACTACAGGAAAATCGGAATTGCCTACAATGCGTGATGGAACGCCTTATACTATTAGTAAAAAGGCTGTTGAAAAATACTTGTCTGAGAGTGCTGTGAAGAAGAGCGATGGTCTTGATATTCATCTTTCCGTTCTTCCAAAGCTTACAGATGTTATTCACGAGAGTATCGAAGCGGAGATTCACCCAGACTACAACAAGGATGAAAATAGAAATCGCAGCATAGAAAATGGATACGGTGACAATATTTTGGTTCATCGTTTGTATGGTGCCGTACAATTGGACGGCAAGACATACCGTGTGAAAACAACCATGCAAGAGTTTAGAGGTGGTGAAGAAAACAAGCCTCATAGTTATGAGGTAACAAAAATAGAGTTACTTGGCTCCCCTGGAGAGCGAGAGAATCCCGACAAACCACATTCGGATGCACCAAGCAACTCTATATCTGTTGCAAAGTTACTAAATGGAGTTGAGAAATCATACGATTCTGGGAAGAAATTGCTTGAAGAAAGCAAAAATTTAACAGATGAAGAGATTTATTTTAGAAATGATAACAATTCACCTGTGTCAATTTCTAAAGATGCTCCTGCTGTAGTAAAGCATGTTGCAAAGGTTGCAAAGGCTACGGGCGGCAAAGTCAAGATGTTGCAAAGTGTCGAAGATGTTACCAATGCCGAGGCTAAGGCAAGGCTTGAAAAGGGTGAAAAGGTAGAAGGATGGTACGATGAACGCACAGGTGAAGTTGTGCTGTATATGCCAAACGTACATGACAGCTACACAGCTGAGAAAACAGTATGGCACGAAATCGTGGGTCATAAAGGAATGCGTGAACTGTTCGGTAACGACAACTACGATAAATTCCTTGATGATATTTACTTCAATCTTGATAAGCCGGAATACGCCGACCTCAAAAAACTCGTCGTTAAGGAACTACAGTACAACCCATTCGATTACAGAAATGCCATTGAAGAGGCTATTGCTAGAATGGCAGAAGAAGGACACGGCGAGCATGGGCTTTGGAATAACCTGAAAAACAAGGTAACAAATATCTTTAGAGAAATCGGCTACCGTGTGGCGCCGAACACGAAGGATATTAAGTATCTCTTGTGGCTCGCCAAGAATTACTCCAAACATCCTGAGAGTGATGGTTACTTTGCTATCAGAAGAAATGCCTTGCTGCATAAGTTGGAGAGAGACAACACGCCTAGCATCGTAGAGAGAAACGGAATGTTCTTTGATAATGATGGTAAGAACCATGGTTATCTGCTCGACTTGAATCATAAGGACTTCGAGGAGGCTACCGATGGAAAAGTGCATTTCCGCACCTCCCCTATGACTGCATCTAAGATTGAGGAGTATAACCGCAGACTCGGAACAAAACTCTATGCTTTCAAGGAAAGTACCGTTGATAATATGCAGTCTTTGCAAGAGGCTATGGAAATAATCTCTGGTGAAAAGAATGCGTGGACGGATATTCCTTCTGCCTTCAATCCATTGCAGGCGCAGAACCGCATTGACAGTATCGTACAGCAAAAGGCAGAAGAATATGACCGAAAATACACGAAGCCTCTTGATGATACTTTCAAGAAAGTTGTATCTACCATGAGCGGTAGCGATAAGGATGAGCAGTTAAGAAACGCACAACTCTACATGATTACCAAGCACGGTTTGGAGCGCAACCGTGTATTCTTTGTTCGTGACGCAATTCGTGATATGATGAATGACGATGTTACGAAAGCAAAGACATTGATGAAGGACTGGAACGACAAGCAGAAGGATTTGGCTGACGAACTAGAGAAAGGCAACATCAGATTTGATGAGTACCTGGAGCAAATGGACGAATGGATTCGTAGCAACGTGGACGTTAACTTTGTTGCTGACGAACACGATTATTCTGGATTCCATGGTATGCAAAATATAGCCAAGACCTCTGATCCATACGACGACAAGCTTGCCATTGACAACGTGATGAGTGCAGAAAGCCAGATGGGTAGCGATTTGGCAAAAGACTTCTGGATAAAGAAGAAGGCTGCAACAGATTACGTTATCGACCAAGAATACTACAACGGCTTTATTGATCAATCTGATAGAGATTATCTAAAGGGAATGTTCCAATGGTATGTGCCTCTTAGAAAGTTTGATGATACAACCGCAGAAGATGTGTATGGTTATATCGGAGAAAAGGGAGATCCTTCCAACTTTGTTGGTCCTGTATTGGCAAATGCAAAGGGAAGAAGCAGTCTGAGCGACATTAATGTTATGGCTCAAATATCCGCCATGGCAAAGTCTTCGCTTATCAATGGCGGAAAGAATGTAGTAAAGCAGCACTTTGCCAGATTTGTTTCTGCCTATGAAACTGGTAATACAAAAGATAAAATCTTTGTTGAAGTGAATCCTTGGCTAGAGAAGCACGTAGTAGATGGTAAAGAAGTTTGGGAAGAGGTTACACCTCAAATTCCGGAGAACGCCACACAGCAGCAAATAAGCAATATACTGCAAAACTTTGAGGACAGCATGCAGGCGAAGAAAGCAACTGGTGATGCAAAGCTTTCACACAGAAAGCCTAACATTGGCTTTAAATTCCAGCGTGCCAAGGATAAGTCTGAACATATCATTGATGTGTATATCGCAGGAAGGAAAAGAAGCTTTGTCTGTCAGGGTAACCCTAGAGCAGCCCAAGCACTCAATGGTCTTTTGAAAGATTCAGGAACCAGAAATGCGGTAACGCAATTTGATGCGAAGGTTACGAGAAAAATTGCCCAATTCAATACATCGCTGAATCCAGACTTTATGATGTCTAATATGTTGCGTGACTTAACTTTTGCATCAGCCAATGTTACCAAGGAAGGATTTAGCTACACCAAGGACTTCTTGAAAGAATATGCAGGAAACATGATTTCTATCAAGAACGGAAAAGGTAGTGGAAACTATCTTACTATGTTCCGCAAGTATAGAGACGGTAAGCTTGATACAAATAATGAACGAGAAAGAATGTTCAAAGAGTTTATGGACAATGGCGGTCAGACTGGTTTTGTTCAAATCAAGAAACTGGAAAGCCTGATTGAGGAATATGATAACCTGATCAAGAAAGGAAGTAAGGATGCAGACGGATGGTTTGTCAAGAAAATCAAGGAAGGTGGAACCTTTATTGAGACTGCCAACGAGATTATTGAAAACGTAGCTCGCTACTCTACTTACTGTACTTCACGAAAGCACGGAAGAAGCGTAGGACGGAGTATCTATGATGCCAAGGAGGTTTCAACAAACTTCAACCGGCACGGTTCTGGAGATGCCATCAAGACCTTGAAAACTTCAAATGATAGCAATATTGATAAGAAATTCCGTGGTACTCTCGGTTTCTTCAATAGCTGGATGAAGAATCATACGCAGTTCTATAACGCCGGAGTGCAAGGTGCAAATCTGTTTTTCAAGAACTATAAGAGTGCATGGAAGACATCTGCCGTTTCATTCGGTATGTTACCTTTAGGACTCGGTATTGCTCAGGCGTTAATCAATCAATACCTGATTAATAATGAGGACGAGAAGGACAGAAAGGGCGTGAAGGATCCATACGCAGAGTTACCAGAATGGAAACGCAGAAATAATATCTGTATCTATACTGGGCACGGAAACTTTAAGACTATTCCTATTGCCATCGAGTTAAGAGCGTTCTTCGGGTTGGGCGATATTGCGGCTGGCTATGTTGTGAATGATAAGTTGAAGAGTAGTACACCTATCGGTTATGATATTTTGGGACAGATGGCACAATTAGTACCAGCCTCTGATTTCCTTGGACACCATTCGCCAAGCAACAACATTAAGGAACTTGGAGAGGATGCAATACTTGCAGTAACTCCAACAACCATATCTCCTGCTATGGAACTTGCCTTCAATCGAGACTGGACAGGCAGACCTTTCTATCGTGATTATGACTATCTTGATAAGGCTCCAAGATGGAAGAGGGCATACGATAACACCAATGGTATTTATATGAGTATTAATAAATGGGCTAACCAAGGCACAAATAGTATTGATAGTTCTAATGCAGATATGAAGGGGAATGAAACTCTTGATTATCTTACTGCACCTTACGCTTGGCAACATTTGATAGATAGTTACACCGGTGGTATGGGTTCAACTATTGGCAGAACTTACAAAACGTTAGAAGCTGTTGGTAAGGGCGTTATATCTGGAGCAAAGAACAAAGAAGGATTCAGCAAGGGATTCTCTGATGAATTTGAAAAGTTTGATAAAAATCAAATCCCTCTTTACAGGGTGTTTAACTATACTCCAAAAGAGGGGCAAGATATGCAGCGAACTAGATCGAAATGGTATAACTATTCCGACGAGTTGAAGCAGACGGAATATAATATCAAGCAGTTGAAGACTAATACGCCTGATGTTTTGAAGAACATGGAGAATAATGCCAAGAAGTTCAACTTTACTCACGGCAAGGAAGGAAAGGCGTATAACATCTGGGAAGCTGCTGATAGTTATATCTCGAAGAAGAAGAGACAATTAAACAAGGCATCTAACCCAGAAGTAATCAAGTCGATTAATGAAGACATCAATCGAAAGATGCAGGAGGCTGTGAATGACTTGGATAAGTTAAACTAGAATCCGTATAAACTACAAAGAAAAGTGGCGGTAGGTGATACAACCTATCGCTATTTTTTGTACTTTTGCAAAAACAAAATATTAAACTTATGAGGAAAATTATATTATTCTTTCTGTTAGCTATCGCATCGGCTAGCTGTTTTGCTCAAAGTGATGTTGTAACAGAAATGTGTGGGGTTAAGTTTGGCTCTGACAGACCAACTGCTAGAACTATACTTACTAACAAGTATGGAGATCCTAGCATGGACGAATTAAATGCAATAGGTTTTGATAATGTAACTTATGCCGGGATAAAATTCGACTTTATATTTTTTACATTCCAAAATGATGGGGTCAGAAGTTATCTCAGCGAATGTATGATGGGATTTTTATGCGATACTGCAGAAGAGGCAAAGAGCGGCAGAGAATATCTTAAAGGCATACTTGGAAATAAATATGAAATGCAAGAAGAGATTGACGACAACAAATTTAAATGCTATTTTGGAGGCACTTCACCTGTTAATTCTGATGAATATGCATTTAAGTTGTATGTTACAAAAAATACAGCTGATAAAAAAGGCTATTTTGTTTGTTTAAAATACGGAGAATTTGATTATATAAATGAAAGCTTATGAAAAGGATATTATCAATAGTAACCATAATAGCTTTGGCTTCTATGTGCCATGCTCAAAGTTCATGGGAATGTGAGAATTATATCAAACAATACGATGTACCATCAGAACTAAAAAGTCTTCCGAAAGATAAGGTTGCAGAGTTTTGGTGGAAGAGACATTGGTACGACCAGAAGATAGACAAGATATATTCTGCAAAGTCAAAGACTGCAAAAAGATCTCTGTCAGAGTACGTTCTAACATGTAACACCATTAAAAGTAAGATTAAGCCTAACAAATATTGTGATCTTAAATACAAGGGGCTATTAGGAAAACTTGACAGTATCTTTAATCTCAATAAGATTGATAGCGATATTGAGATTCATATAAATCCTAACAATGAGTTTAACTCATCCACCTATCCTACTGGATTAATTTTTCTCAACACAGGATTAATTGAGAAGCTGGACACAATGGAGATTGTTGCCGTACTAGCACATGAAATACAACATTTCGTTGGTAAGCATTCTCTTAACCACATATACGCCGCAAACAAGAAAGAGCGCAATAACAAGATGTGGGCAGAACTTGGTGGCGCACTGGCTGCTACAGCCGTAGCATACTCTGGCGCATACAACTCTACCTACAGTTCTTCTAACAATGCTCAATATCAGCAAAACGTTTTACTTGCCGGTCACGCCTTTGATAGGGATGCTTATCTTGCAACTAGCAATTATAAGATGCGCTATTCTAGAGAGCAGGAGATAGAAGCCGATATTGCTTCATATCGTTTCTTGCAATTTATTGGTGCAGACCCCAATATTATGATTAGGGTACTAGATAAGATTGCGACCATGGAAGGTGGAAGAAGCACATCGAAGAAAGACGACCATCCATCTGCCGTTTTTCGGAAGAATGTTTTGCTGGCAATTGAAGAGTATGACAAAAAGTATAAATAATAAGGTGGAGTACAGACAGTACTCCACCTTATTATATTATATAGCCTTCAACAGCTCTTCAAACTTATCATCATACCATCGTGGCTGCGTCTCACTCTGGTTCTTTGGAGATACCTGGTTCTCTCCATAAGACTTACCCTTCTCGGTAATCACCTTGAATTTATGAATCTTTGTAGTTCCCTGGCGGGTCTCCTCTTTCAAGAAGCCAAGCTTAACCATCTGCTGGTTGAACTTCAATGCCGACATCTTGGATCCAAAGCGTTTCAACAGTTCTGATGCCGAGTGCATCACTCCCTTGCTAGCAATATAGTCTGGGGATGGCAAGCCAAGAGGTTCTGCTACCTTCTGCATCAGAGCAAGAGTTGATGAATCGCTAAGGTTAAGGATTCGCTTGCAGCCTTCCACCCACATCATACCAGCCTCTACTCTATCCTTGATTACATTCGTGACAGAATAGCATCCTGTGCGACGGATAGACTTCAAGATTTCCTTCACTCCCTTCTTGAACTGCTTAGCTTGCGGCTTACGACTCTGCATCAAAACTTCGTAAAGACCATCCTCAGTGAGAAACCAAGTCTCACCCTGACGCCCTAAGTTGAACTTAGACCGTTCATCCTCATCAACTCTTGTGATCATGTCGGAAACATTCGAAAGTTCCAACCACTCTGCAACATCGTTTGCCTTAAACAATGGGTTCTCGGCGTTACCATACACATCAATCTCCTTACCAAGGAAAGTTGACTTGCTAATCAAACTGATTTCGTTCATAATAATATATTTTAAAATTCTACTTCCAATGAAAGGGCATAAGAAATGCCCCATCCGCTAGTGTGAGAGGTGCAGACAGGGCATTGTATATTATTATGATGAAATCCATTGATTCTGTGTCTGTTTGTGCCTCTCACCTCACGAACTTACGAGTGCAAAGATAGTACGATTTTTCGGGATAAGCGCAATTTTAAAAGTTAAGAAATCCATACGGTATAAACCAGTCAATAACTGTTCGACGACAGTTCTACGTATTATCTAGAAAATCGCCTTTATTTATCGGCACTTCACATCATTTAACAGTTTCCAAAAAATCAGATTTTAGCCGTATGGTGCTTGGCGGCTGGCTTGACCTTCTCGCCAAACGTAAGCGGACAGAAGAATCCTGCCTTGGATGCCGTGGGCTGTATGTCGCAGCTTGTGCCGGTGATGGACTATCTCGGTAACTCTTCGGCTGGCAAGGAGCCATTGAACGAGACGATCAAGGCTATCTCTCCTTCTGCCCTATCTCCTTTCGTGGAATGGGAGTTAAACACCGACTGGAAGGGTGCGCCGATTGAAAGACGTGGTGACTGGAATGAAAATTCCCCTGCTTGGCAGAGAGCCAACAAAGGCACGCCTGACGGGTATATGGCTGTAAATAAATGGGTGAATGCCCAGACCAACGATGTAGCCAAGGGTAATGAGGATATGCTGGGTAATAGTTTCCTGGATATGGTGACGAACCCTAGTATGCTGAATCATTACATCGGTGGTATAGGCGGTGGCGCTGCTACCTTTACAGAGCGTGCTATCGGTGTTATCAAGCACGGAAGCGACACGGAAACCAAGGATATTCCTTTCCTTCGCTCTCTTCTCTATACTCCAAACGAGCAGAGCAGCTTGCAGAGAACCAAGAGCAAGTGGTATAACTACAAGGATGAAATGGAGAAGACCATGGCGAACGTGGACCGCCTGAAATCGAAGAACGTTCCGATTGATAAAAGAATCACGAATATAGGTGAGTATTTCCACTTTCAAAACTCCAAGGAAGCTGCCAAGGTGAGAGTAATCGAGCTGGCAGAGAAACAGATGAAGCGATGGAAGAAGATGAGGGATAAGGCGAGCGATACCGAGAGCATCAACTTCGCTAATCAGAATATTGACAGGATCATGATGGATGCGGTTGATGAGCTGGATAGGCTGGAATAAATATTAAATGAGGAGTGGGCTTAGTGCTCACTCCTTTTTTTAAACTTACTCTGGGTAATAGAAAACCACTTCGCCATTAGCTTTCTTGTAAGCTATAGCAAATGGGGTTTCTTCATTTTCTTCAAAACATGCTGCTGGAGCATTAGACACTGTTTCGTCAATTTTCATAATAGCCTCAATCTTGTCTTTAAGACTGATTAAGTTTACATCAAGAGTCTCTTTCTCTTGAATTTGATAAATGTTCAATTTATATTTGCTCATAATTGATAAAATTAAAATTCTTCCTTAATTTAGCTCATTTTCGTGCAAAGGTACAGATAATATTGATAGATTGTATCGGTTTGAGAGCAATTTCTGAATAGTTTAGATTTTTACTAAATAAATGAGCAGAGAATGACTCAGCATAAAATGCTGAGGAACTGGGGCTTAACTTGCTAAAAAAATATTTTGAGCATAGTTAGGCAGGGTGCAAGGTTCTTCGTAACTTTGCACCAAGTTCAATAGTGAACGAAACGATTAATCTATCATTTATTATGTCAGAATCTAAGACATACATCTTTGGTGAAAACCAAAACGGAGGTTCAAACGGAATGCTTGGACTTCTTGCTCCTCTGCTCCAGAAGCAGGGTGTAGATCCAAATGTGCTTCTCGCCATGAAGGGTAACAACGGAATGTGCGGTGAAGGCGGCTGGTTCATGTGGGTTATCTTCCTCTTCTTCCTTATGGGTTGGGGTGGCAATGGCTGGGGCGGCTTCGGCGGCAACGGTCGTGGCGGTATCGCTAACGAGATTAACAATGACTACGGTCGTAGCCTCTTGATGGATGCCATCGGCGGTAATCGTAACGCACTCAGTAATCTCGCTACTCAGCTCAACTGTACTGAAGGTCAGATTCAGAATGCTATTTCTGCCTTGACTTCTCAGGTTCAGAACGTGGGTAATCAGGTGGGCATGAGCGGTATGCAGACCATCAATGCTTTGCAGCAGGGTAACATGCAGATTGCTCAGCAGATTGCAAACTGCTGCTGCGAGAACCGTCTGGCTATCTGTCAGCAGACTGGAACCTTGCAGAATGCCATCAACAATGTGGCTGTAGGTCAGGAGCGTGGCTTCTCTAACGTTGCTTACGAGACCCAGCGACAGACTTGCGACTTGCACAACGCCATCAAGGAGAGTACTCAGACCATCGTTGACGGTCAGAAGCAGGCTGAGATGCGTGAAATGCAGAACAAGATTGATTCTCTGCGTGAGGAGAACAGTACCTTCAAGGCTTCTGCTATGACTTCACAAATCGTGAGTCAGGCTGTGGCTCCTATCAATGCGGTATTGGCTGGTCTGCAGAACGAGGTGGCAGGTATCAAGTGCAAGCTGCCAGAGACCGTAACCACCCCTTACAGCCCATTCACTGCGGTTCCTAACTGCGTTGCTTATCAGGCTGGCTTGTATGGTTTGAATGCTGCCAACGGTGCAGGATTCTGGGGTTAAAGAAAGGAGGCTGCTATGTTATGGTTAAGACCTTTTACTTGGGTGAATCGTAACGGTTCGGCGGCTATCGCTTCTACTGGCGTGAAGGTGAATACTGCCAATGTGGTGTTCACCTTTAAAAACCACGCCTTCGTGAATGCCAACTACAGAGGTACGACTTTCGTGAATCTGATGCAGGCTATTCCGACTGGAACGACAGGTACGCTGCCTATCCTTTTCGAGACCAACGGCGCAACCCAAGCTGTAACCAAATTCAACGGTGATGCTTTGACGGTTGCTGACGTGCCGGGAACTGGAGTCGTTCAGCTCTGGTTCGAGCGAGATACTAACACCCTTCAGCTGATGACGGGTATTGTTTAACAAACAGAATAGATAATAGGAGATTACATTATGTTTCAAGGACTACGAACAAATTCTTTATTCTATGTGCTCGACAAGGGTGAGAACCCGAACTTGAAGATCGGTCAGGTTGTTTCGGTGAGCAACCCTCAGACGAAATACCCTACCTTCAACAATGGCTTCACGCCTCAGCCTATGGAAACTGTGGTTGATGTGAAGGTGAAGCTGAACGATGAGGAGGTGGATTTCAAGCAGCTACCTGCCAACGGACAGATAGCCAACGACAAGAACCTTGTGGTGAGCGACAACAAGGAAGCCATGAGTGCAGAGGTTGATACGATGCTGAGACAATCCAAGGCGATACTGGAGAGCGTAGATTACCACAAGAAAGTTGTTGATTCTTGTGAGGGAATGCTATTGCAACTCAACCCCCAGATAGCCAAGGAGAGGGAACAGACTGAGAAGATCAACAAGCTGGAAGGCAAGGTTTCCGGCATTGAGGGCAAGATTGACAAGATGATGGGATGGCTCCAACAGAGCATCAATAAGTAATCTCCTATCTATTCACTTTTAAAATCTTATGATTATGATAATGGTTGAGATTACAGAAGACAAGTTTGATGGCTTGTATGAGAACGTGGAGAAGGGCTTGCGCTACTTGGATAAGGCTATGAACTGCCTGGGCGAAATGAAGCGTGAAGGCAGACGTGACCGATACGGCGAGCGCAACCGCATGCCCGATTATAGAGGTCGTGGAGGCAGAAGTGGTATGCGAGAGCATGAGGAGTACGAAGACATGCGCCAACGTGAAGACCGTGGACGTGATTACAGAAGTGATTACGGAGAAGATTACTAACTAGTTTGGGGTGTGCTCAAAAGTGGGCATACCCCTTTCTTAAATTGATTGAGATTATGGGAACAAAATACAGACAATCATTAAATGCCTACGATTATCAGCCAGAGGAAATGAAGGCTTACCTTCGCTACAATGGCTGGCATTTCAACAAGAAAATGTGCGAGTGGGCAATCAAGCAGATGCGGAAGAATGGAAAGCCAATCCGCATCATGACTAAAGATGATATTGAGGACATCCTGAAGAAGAACAATATCGTGCTGGAGAACAATGTGGGCTACGATGCGGTTTACATCGCACACATGTGCTTGGCTGATTTCTACGGCTCGTCTATCACGGAGGAGAAGCAGATGGCACAGTTCATCAAAGACTACGTGGATGATGAGGATCAGCAGGATGGTTTCATCTTCAACAGGTTTTATGCTGATACATCGTTTAATGGAATAGGCATTCCTTGGGAAGACATTTTGTAAAATATGACAGAGCAGGAGATTTACATAGATAGGTATGACTGGACCGTACACGTAATGTACGATGTTCACGCAAAGGATGCCATGAAGGTAAGAAGGCATCTTCGGGATTTGGGATGCAGCGGCATTCCTCTCGAAGATGCCTGTAATCTCGTGCTCGAAGGTGAAGCGAATAAGGGGATAACCTATTCTAATGTTGATGTTCGTAAATCGGTAGTTGTTATTGGATGGTCCACTTCGAAGGCTGAATATATGAATAGCCTCAGCCACGAAATGCTGCATGTGGTTCAGCATATTTCCGAGCAGTTTTTGATAAATATGTATGGGGAGGAGGCTTGCTATTTGCTTGGTTGGTTGGTGCAGGCTACATTTTTAACACAAAAAAGTATCGAGTCTTGAATATTTTCAGTATCTTTGCACCAATAAAACATTCAAACTTATGAAGAAGAAAATTAAAGTTTATTGAGAGTGTAAACTAAACTGTGTCAAGCTACAATAAAAGTAGTTTAACACAGTTTTTATATTATGGAC